CACACAGACAGCTACCAATGCGGCGAACATTGATTTTGCAGCAGCAGGAACCACTACAGCGGATGTAATAACTCACGCCTTTATTGCGGATGCCTCTTCTAGCGGAAACATTTTGTTTGTTGGTGCTTTGGATGCCAGCAGAACAATCGACGACGGAGACATCTTTCGGATCAACGCAGGGAATCTAGTGATTGAGTTGAAGTAATGGCACTTGTACTCAAAGATAGGGTCAAAGAATCGACCGCTACCACCGGCACTGGCACTTATACATTGGCCGGTGCCGTTACTGGTTTTGAGGCGTTTTCGTCTATCGGTAACAGCAACACAACGTACTACGTTTGTACAGACGGCACTGACTTTGAAGTTGGTATTGGCACCTATACCTCAAGTGGCACAACGCTAGCGCGTACTACCATTCTTGAGTCTAGTAACTCTGACTCTGCGGTTAGTTGGAGTTCTGGATCAAAGACTATTTTCTGTTCTCAGCCAGCCGAAAAGGCAGTGTTCCTGAACGCGAGTAACAATCTGGATATATCTGGTGACGTAGATGTGGACGGTACATTAGAGGCGGATGCAGTTACAGTTAATGGTACAGCATTATCTACCGTGATTGCCGGAACTACTGTAGCCAATGCAACTTTGGCAGCTACCGTTACTGTAACCGATAGCACTGCTAACACAAATTTCCCTGTTGTATTTCACGACGAGTCTAACGGGCTTTTAGATGACACGGGGGAATTACGTTACAACCCAAGCACAGGCGAACTTTTAGCACCGAAACTTAATGTAGCAGGTACTGATCTTTTTGTATCTAGAAACGCCGATGTTTCCGGCGCTATTACCGGTGCTTCGGTGACTGTCGACGATGTAGCTATCGACGGCAAAGTCATAACGATGACAGGATCGTCTGGTGATACGGTGGTGTTTACTGCTGGCACCAATGGCACACTCAGCATCGTAACGACGGATGCAGCGGCAGCAGCAGCCAACATTCAGATCACGGCAGACGGTACGGCTGAGTTAGCTGGCACAACAGTCACACTTGATTCTTCTGGCGGCATAACACTGGATGCAGACGGTGGTACAATTACGTTTGCAGATGCTGGATCTTCATTAGGCACGATTACTTCAGACGGCTTCACCGGTAATGTTGTGGGCAATGTCACAGGCAACACCTCTGGCACGGCGGCAACTGTTACAGGTGCGGCACAAAGCAACATCACATCACTAGGCACACTGACAACGCTGACGGTTGATAACGTCATCATCAACGGCACGACCATCGGGCACACTGATGATACTGATCTTATTACTGTAGCTGACGGTGTTGTCACTGTAGCTGGAGAAGTGTCGATGACGACACTCGACATTGGCGGCACCAATGTCACGTCCACGGCAGCAGAGCTTAACTACAGCGACACGGGCGCATCTGTTGGTACAGTGGTGGCGTCAAAGGTTGTTACTGTAGATGCTAACAAAGATGTTGCCAGCTTCAGAAACATCACGCTTACAGGAGAGCTTGATGCCGGTTCTTTGGATGTGTCGGGAGATGCTGATATAGATGGGACTTTGGAAGCTGACGCAATTACGGTCAACGGAACCGCATTGAATACGGTCATCGCTGATGAGGCCACAGCCTTGGCAATTGCGTTGGGCTGATTAGGAGATATAGATGGCAAACACATTCAAAGTTGTAACCAAGGCTGGGGTTACTACCCTTGATGTCATCTATACGGTGGCAGGCTCGACCACGACAGTCATACTTGGGTTGGTGCTTGGCAACACTACAACCAGTCAAGTAACCGCGACGGTGACTTTGAATACAGACACCGGAAGCCGTTCTGGTGCAAACAACGAGGCCAACCAAGCGGTTGAGTTGATAACCAATGCGCCCATACCAGCCGGTTCTTCTTTAGAATTATTGGCTGGCAACAAGGTTGTTCTTGAAACCACAGACGAGATAAAGGTTTCTGCATCAGGCGCAACAGATGTGTGCTTGTCAATTATGGAGATCACCTAATGCCTTATCTGGGCCAACAAACAGCGGATAACTTTCAGAGTACAACTGCGGTACAGCGGTTCAACGGCGATGGTAGCGATACCACATTTACGCTGACCACTTCTGTGTCGTCCGTGCAGGATGTGCTTGTGTCTGTTGACGGTGTTGTTCAAGACACTGCCGCGTACACCATACCTGACGGCACTACGCTGACATTTACTGCCGCCCCGTCTAGCGGCACTGGCAATATTTTTGTGAATTACCTTGCGCCACAGGGTGCAACAATTACACCTGCCGCAGAGAACAAGGGTAACTTCAAAGCTGGTGGTGCCTTCCGTACAAACGCACAGTCACTGACTGCCAATACTACTGTTCTTGCTACAGAGAACGCCAACGTGACAGGCACCTTTGCCGTAGGTAGTGGCGTGACGTTGACCATCGAATCTGGTGGGAGGTTGGCGGTCATATGAGTACAATCAAAGTAGACACCATCCAGAAGGCTAACGGCACTTCACAGATTGGCATCGACAAGATTGGTGGTGTGACATCTGCATCTATAGTCAACGTAATTGCAGAGGGTGGTACGAACACTACAAACTTGGCGCAGGGTCTGGCAAAACATTGGGTGAAATTTGCACCAGATGCTGCTGCTGATGACAGTTTAAACAACAGCAGCGTCACAGATAATGCTCAAGGCAGATTTACTGTGGCTAGAACCACCAACATGGGCAATGCTAATTACGTTACACAAGTCAATGGAGATTGGACTGTAGGCACAGACACAGGTCTTGGCATATACACAGCAGACAATGGTGTAATAACTACATCAAATACAAAACTTGTGTTTTATACATCCGGCGGTGCAGCTTTTTATGATGTCGATGGAATGGGTGCCACAATACATGGAGACCTCGCATGAGTACCCTCGTAGTAGACACACTCACTGGCAAGTCTACTGCCACGACACTCACCATTGGTTCAACGCCCGTGGTCAGTGCATCGGCTAACTCGCTGACTATCCGTGGTGAGGGCAGCGCACAGACCAGTGTGCAGCAGGGGCTGTGTAAGGTTTGGGCAGACACTAATGCCGGTGCAACCGCTTCAGACTCATTTAATCTTGCAAGCATAACAGACAACGGTACTGGGGATTATACTTTTACAATAACAAACGACATAAATTCAGCAGATTATTCTCATCCTATAGACCCGGCTAGGGGGACAGGGGATGTCACCCTCTCAACTAATATACGCACGAAGGCTGCGGGTTCTTTGCGTATAGAAACTTGTAGAGACGACAGCACTAAAACAGATTGTGCCAACGTCTCATTATCAATATTCGGAGACCTAGCATAATGGGATTCGGTACACTCGCCTTTGACACTCTCCAGACCAGCGACTCCAAGAACACTGGCACGAATAAGACGCTTGATACTAGCTTTGTCTACAATGGTAGTGCGAAGGTGTGGATTAAATTTGACATGAGTTCGAGTTTTACCACAGAGGACAGCTTTAATGTGTCTTCACTAGATGATGATGGTACTGGTGATTTTGGCCTTAATTTTTCAAACAACATGAGTAATGCAAATTATCCAGCCCCTGCATCAGCAGGTGAAGATAATGCAAATGTGTTGACTAATTTTGGAACTGTTTCAACTTCAAGTATGGATGGTCAAACAAGACAGACACAAGCTAATGCAGCGAGTGATAAAGCAAACAATTCTGTCTGTGTTTTTGGAGACCTCGCATGACAGATACACCAGAGTTTCAAGGCACACATCTATGGGATAGGCTCTGCTGGGCCAAAGAAACCCTAGAGCCGCATCAGTCGGACTACCGTGTTGTGTACGAGGACAGTGTGGATGAATGCGCTAAGATACTGGTGCCTGATCCCAACTGGATGGCGTGTGCATTGCAGGGCGGTATCCTGCCACCCGTAGAAGTATATTGGGAGTTGGCAAAGGACGAAGCTGAAGAGGGCTTTACAAAACACACTCGTGGCTACCTTTTGCACAACACTAAGCCTGTAGAAGCCATGACAGAAGAACAGGCTATTGAATACCTAATTATGAAAGACTGCCCACAGTCTGTGTGGCGCAGTTGGAATCAAGGCAACAAACCAAAGATGGTAATATGCCGCAAGGAACAGCTTCCAGCGACTCGTGAGTGGCGCAATGCTTGGAAGATAAGTGAAGACCTAGCCACTGATGAAACCGTAGCCGCATAGGAGAAACCTGATGGCAACAACATATATCGTAGACAAGGACGGTAACCAGATTGATGTGTCAACCGCTACCGTTCCATCTGATCGTCACTTTCGTGGTGCGTGGTCACTTTCTGGCACAGTCATTTCTGAGGATATGACAGCCGCTAAAGTAATCTTTAAAGACAAGATCCGTGAAGTACGCACACCGCTGCTTGCAGCAGAGGACGTGGTGTACATGAAGGCTTTGGAAGCCGCTGATAGCACAGCACAGGCTGCGTCTGTAGCTAAGAAAAAGGCATTGCGTGATGCACCTGCTGCATCTGCAATCACTAGCGCAGACACGATTGCAAAGCTGAAGGCAGCTTGGGATACAAGCGTACTTGGCGACAGCCCATACGCATGAGGAGATAGGTCATGGCACTGACGAAAATCACGGGCGATGGTTACGGTGCAGGAACAATCACAACTGCCGACAACACTGCACAGCTTACCCTCAAGTCTACTGACGCTGATGACTCAACAGGTCCACGTCTTGATTTGACACGAGATAGCGGAAGTCCCGCCGATTCTGATGGTTTAGG